AAGCCAAGCCAAAGCCCTGGGTGGCGCCATCAGTGCCGCCGTCCAAGCTGAAATCGTCAAACAACAACGCCCAGGTGGGCTTCTCGCTGGTACTCGCTAATGACCACCTTCCCCGCCTACAAACCACTTTTTGGCACCAGCAAAACGAGCCAGCCCGCTGTACGCCGCGTGCAGTTCGGCGATGGCTACCAACAACGCCTTGTTTTCGGCCTCAACCAAGACCCCAAAGAATGGACCCTGGAGTTTAATCTCAGCGAAGCTGAGGCCATCGAGGTTGAGACATTCCTCGAAGCTCGCGCTGGCGCTGAAGCCTTCGACTGGACCCCGCCCGACACAAACACGTCCTACAAATGGATTTGCGCCGAGTGGACAAAATCCCTGGATCAACCATTCCGCGCTGTGATCCGAACTAAGTTCATACAAGTCTTCGAGCCCTGATGGCCTACTCCGCCTGGGTCGCAGCCACTGCTTACGCCGTTGGTGATGTTGTACGGGCAACGTCTGTACAAGCCAGCGGTCTTGTCTTTCGTTGCACGGTCGCCGGCATCAGCGCTGGCACGCAACCTAACTGGCCGACTGACATTGGCAGCACCGTCACTGATAACACGGTCACATGGCATGCCATCAGCAGCGTCTACGAAGAACTTGCTGCCCTGGCACCCAACGCCATCATCGAGCTATTTCAGCTTGAACTGATCGCCGCCATCCACGGCACCAGCGATATCTACTACTTCCACGCTGGTACAAATGCCAACGTAACCGGCAATATCGTCTGGAATGCCAACCAATACATCAGATTGCCAATTCAGGCCGAAGGCTTTGACTATTCCAGCGGCGGCAGCTTGCCCAGACCAACGTTGAGTGTTGCCAACCTTGGCGGTGAGATTAGCGCCTTGCTGCTCCAGGCCAATGCCACCACGCCCGGCAATGACTTGGGTGGTGCCAAGGTAACGCGCATCCGCACGTTGAAAAAGTTCCTTGACGGTGAAGCCACGGCTGATGTTCACGCCAAGTTTCCCGACGAGATCTGGTATGTGGACCGCAAATCCGCCGAAACCCGCGACGTGGTGCAGTGGGAGCTGGCCAGTAAGTTTGACATGGCTGGCATGATGCTGCCCAAGCGTCAAATCATCGCCAATATCTGTCAGTGGGAATACAGGTCAACGGAATGTGGCTATACCGGCAGCAACTATTGGAACGAGCGCAATGAGGTCGTTGGCACGTTGGCACAGGACAAGTGCGGCAAGCGACTTAGCAGTTGCAAGCTACGGTTTGGCGAGACGGCTGAACTGCCGTTTGGATCATTCCCAGGCGCCGGATTGACGCAATGAGGCTAACTCCTGCCCTGAAAGCTGACATCCTGCAACACGCGCAGGCGTGTGATCCGCATGAAATGTGCGGCGTTATTCATGTTGTAAAGGGAAGAAAACGCTTTTTTCCATGTAGCAACCTTGCTGCCACACCAGCCGAACACTTTGTTCTGGATCCTGAGGATTATGCCGCAGCCGAGGATCAAGGCGAAATTGTGGCCGTGGTACACAGTCATCCGACCAGCCGCCCGCAACCTTCACCTGCCGATCAAATCAGTTGCAACAACACAGGCGTTCCATGGGTGATCGTCAACCCCAAGACCGAGGAATGGGGCTACTGCGAGCCAACCGACTTCGAGCTGCCCTATGTCGGACGCGAGTTTGTGTTTGGCGTGGTGGACTGTTATTCGCTGGTACGCGACTGGTACAACCGCGAGTGGGGCTTGAAGCTGGCCAATTTTCCGCGTCGTGATGGCTTCTGGGAGCGCGGTGAAAACTTGTACCTAGACAGCTACCGATCACAAGGCTTCCGTCAGGTGCCGTTTGAAGAGCTGCAATACGGCGACGCGATCCTGATGCAGCTTGGCGCTGAGCTGCCCAATCACGCCGCGATCTACCTGGGCGACCAGCAAATCTTGCACCATGTGCAGAAGCGTCTGTCTAGCAGGGATGTGTTCGGCGGCTACTATGTAAAGAGCACTGCCATGGTCCTACGGCATGAAAGTCGTTAAGGTCTACGGCGCTCTCCGCAAAAAGCTGGGTCAGTGCCGCTTCCAATTTGATGTTGACACCCCAGCCCAGGCGCTGAAGGCACTTTGCGTCAACTTCCCCGGCCTGGAGAAGTGGCTGATGGATCGTGAAGCCGACGGCATGGGCTTTCGCGTCACCGTTGGCCGCGACAAGATCACACACGACTCACCAGAAGGACTAGTGCTCCCTTGGTCCGAGCGCGAGGTGTTCAGCATCACGCCTGTGATCGTTGGTGCGGGCGGTTTTGGTCGCATCCTAGCTGGTATCGGTTTGATTGCACTTTCGTTTTTGCTGCCTGGTGCCGGTTTATTTGGTACCACTAGCTTTTTTGGTGCCGCAGCAGCCACTGCTGGTACGGCGGGTGCATTGACAACTATTGGTACTTCTTTGAGCGCGATTGGTGCAAGTTTAATTTTGGGCGGTGTTGCTCAAATGATTTCACCTCAAGCAAGAATGGGAGGTCTTACTTCTGGCCGTGAATCAGCGCGGCTTGAGAGTTTCACCTTTTCCGGCATTGTGAATACGGCAAAACAGGGATTGCCTGTCCCAGTTGTTTACGGTCGTACCTTTGTCGGTTCGGCTGTTATTAGCGCTGGCCTCGACGTGGATCAAGTCTGATGGATGATCTCAAACTGATTCAGGGCGCTGGCGGCGGCGGTGGCGGCGGCAAAGGTGGCGGTGGTGGCGGACAGGTTTACATCCCAACTGAAGCCGATGACTCGCTGCGTTCAGTTCAATATGCCACCATCCTTGATTTAATCAGCGAAGGTGAAATTCAAGGTCTTGATGACGGCCTGAAAAGCGTTTATCTTGACGGCACACCAGTTCAAAGCAGCAGTGGCAACGATAACTTCACCGGCTACACCGCTGCGTTCAGGACTGGCACGCAAGCGCAGACGTATATCCCAAATCTTGCTGGATCCGAATCAGAAAAAAGTGTTGGAACTGAAGTGCTCAATGGCACTCCCGTAACACGCACCATTACTGATAGCAACGTTGATCGTGTTCGTGTTACTGCTCAAGTACCGGCGCTACAAATTATTGAGGATGACGGCGACATTGTTGGGCACGAAGTTCGCATACAAATTCAAGTCCAGTACAACGGCGGCGGCTACAGCACAGTTGTTGATAACACGATTAGCGGCAAAACAACAAACGCCTACCAGCGTGATTATTTAATCAGCCTGAGCGGTGCATTTCCTGTAGATGTGCGCGTGGTGCGCGTATCAGTCAACGAATCAAGTACTCGCCGCCAGAACCGTACCTTCTGGACCAGCTACACCGAAATCATCGACGAAAAGCTGCGCTACCCAAACAGCGCATTGGCATACCTGCGTTTTGATTCACGCCAGTTCAACAATATCCCAGCGCGTAAATACCTTGTCCGTGGCATCAAAGTACAACTACCAAGTAATGCCACGGTCGATACAACCACACACAAAGGTCGCGTCACTTACAGCGGTGTCTGGGATGGCACTCTCGGTGCTGCTACATGGTGCGCTGACCCTGCCTGGTGCTTGTACGATCTGCTGACCAATACACGCTATGGCGCCGGCATCCCAGCCAGCAGCCTCGACAAGTTCGACTTTTACAACATCAGCCAGTATTGCAACGAGCTTGTCAATGACGGCTTTGGCGCTCAGGAGCCACGGTTCCAGTGCCACATGCTGCTGAATAGCCGTGAAGAGGTCTACAACGTCATCCAAGAGTTTGTTTCATTGTTCCGTGGCATCGCGTACTACGGCGCTGGTGCGATGGTGGTGCTGCAGGACAAACCTGTCGACGCGCAGTATCTGCTGGGACCAAGCAACGTCATTGACGGCAACTTCAGTTACAGCGGCAGCTCGCAGGAGACACGCCACACAACCGCCACTGTTGCGTACCAGAGCTACGACACGCTGGGCGAAGTCGAGTTTGAGTATGTCGAAGATGCAGCAGCAATCGCCAAGTTCGGCGTCATCAATAAAGACATCCGCGCCATGGGCTGCTACAGCCGTGGACAAGCGCACCGCCTCGGCAAATGGCTGCTACTGGTTGAACAAAACCTGACCGAGACCGTCACGTTTGGCGTCAGCATTGACAGCGGGATCATCCTGCGCCCCGGAATGGTCATCAACGTTGCCGATCCAGTCAAGGCTGGTGCGCGGCGCATGGGACGTATTCATGCAGCTACAACAACAAGCGTCACGATCGATGATGCCAACCTGACGTTGGATCTAACCAAAGCACCAACAATTTCAGTGGTGCTGCCTACCGGCAATGTTGAACTGCGTGCCATCCAGCAGCAATCTGGAACAACTTTTACGGTCACCAATGCTTTTTCGCAGGCGCCTGACGCTCAAAGCGCTTGGCTGATCGAAACCAACGACATCGAAGCGAACCAGTTCCGCGTTATTTCTGTCACCGAGGGCGAGGGCGGTGTCTTCAGCGTTACGGCGTTGGCGTACAACGAAAGCATCTATGCCGCGATCGAAGCCGATCTAACGCTGGAGTTCCGCGACATCAGCAACCTGTCGGCACTGCCCGATCCCCCAAGCAGCATCAAGTTCACTGAACACTTGTACCAAGAAGGCCAGAACATTCTGACCGCTGTAGATGTGAGCTGGATCAGCCCAGTGCAGCGCGTTTCTGGTTACAAGGTTGAGTATCGCCTCGACAACAACAACTGGGTTTTGCTTGACACCCAGACCGCATCAATTCGCCTGACCGGACTAAAGGCTGGCACGCTTGAAGTTCAGATCCGCTCGATTAACAACATCGGCAAGATCGGCAATCCTGCAATCGAGACCTACGAGGTTGTAGGCAAGACAGCAGTTCCCGGCAACGTCCAGAACCTGACGATCGAACCAATCAATGCCAACAGCGCTCGCCTGCGCTGGGATCAGACCGTTGACCTTGACGTGAAGGTTGGTGGCCGCGTCCATATCCGCCACAACAGCTTGACCGATGGCACCGCCACCTGGAGCAACAGCATTGACCTGATCCCAGCCAAGTCTGGCGCTCAGACCGAAGCGATCGTGCCATTGGTCGAAGGCGAAATTATCGTCAAGTTCGAGGATGACGGCGGCAGGCAATCAGCAGGCGAAACCAGCGTCATCGTCGATTTCCCTGATGCACTGGGCTTCCTTGTTGTTGACACCCGCCGCGAAGACCAAGACACTCCACCATTCCAAGGCGCCAAGACCGATGTGTTCTACGACGAAATCTTCGATGCCCTAACGCTCGACGGTAGCGACACCATCGATGATATCCTTGATGTTGATGCCATCTACAGCTTTGATTTTCTTGGCGATGTAGTCAGTTCCGGCGAATACGCCTTTGCCAACACGCTGGATCTCGGCGGCAACTTCGCCCTGGATCTCAAGCGTTACTTCGTCACCCGTGGCTTCTACCCGAACGACACCATCGACGCCCGCGTGGAGCTGATGGATCTCTGGACCGACTTTGATGGTGGTGTGATCGACCAGGTAAACGCCAAGCTGCTGTTCCGCGCCACACCTTACGACCCAGCAGGCGCCCCAACTTGGAGCGACTGGCAGGAGTTCGTCAACGGCACCTTCAACGGTCGCGGGTTCCAGTTCAAGGCAGAACTCATCAGCAACAACGTCAGCCAGAACATCCTTGTGGACCAGCTTGGTTACGAGGCCACATTCCAGCGGCGCACAGACCAAAGCCAGACAACTATTACCAGCAGCGCTGGCGCCACCACCGTGACCTACGACCACCCATTTTTTGCTGGAACGGCAGTGTTGGGCGGCGTAAACGCCTATCCGCCAAGCGTAGGCATCACGGCGCAGAACATGCAAAGCGGCGACTACTTCCAGATCGGTTCAGTCACGGGCACCAATTTCGTGGTGACGTTCTACAACTCCAGCAATGTGGCGGTAAGCCGTAATTTCACCTGGACAGCTACCGGATATGGCAAGCGAGTGTAAGCTAGTAGGACAGTGAGTGCCTGATCTGTGGCAACCCACGACTACATCATTGCCAACGGCACGGGTGCTGCAGTACGCAGCGACCTGAACGATGCGCTGTTGGCCATCGTCAGCAACAACAGTAGCGCGACCGCCCCTGCTACTACTTACGCCTACCAGTGGTGGCCTGACACAACCGCTGGCCTGTTAAAGATCCGCAACTCGGCCAATAATGCTTGGGTGACTGTTGGCACATTGGCCAGCACCAACCTCGGCCTTGCCTCTCTGGCTGGCGCAACCTTTACCGGCGATGTGATCCTCGGGACCACCACCGCGTTGGAACTGCCGGATGGTACTACCGGAGAACGACCGGGCAGTCCCGTCAACGGGATGATCCGCTACAACACAACGCTTACGCAGTTCGAGGGTTATAAAGCTGGCAACTGGGGCGCTATCGGTGGTGGTGCGACAGGTGGCGGTGCGGATGACGTTTTCTACGAAAATGGCCAGACCGTCACCACCAACTACACTTTGACTGCGAACAAAAACGCCATGACCGCCGGACCCTGCACAATTAATAGCGGCGTCGTGGTCACCATTCCATCTGGCCAATCCTGGGTCATCGTCTGATCATGCCTATCACTATCAACGGCACCAGCGGCATCAGCGGAGTAGACGGGTCCTCTAATGACCCTCAGGAGGTGAACTGACATGCCTATCACGATTAACGGCTCTGGAACAGTCACCGGTATCAGCGCAGGTGGATTACC